GGTAAAACAGGTAAGTGTATATATAAGACTAAGATGGCAGCTAATAAAGCATATGCAGGTTACTTAGCTAGTAAAAGGAGAAAATAGTGACGTATAGAGAAATTATTAACAGTGTATTGTTAAGACTAAGAGAAGATACTATTGCTTCTGACTGGTCTGGAGATATTAACGATTCTGCTTTGTCTCCTTATCATAAATTAATTGGTGAGTTAGTTAATGATTCTAAAAAGAACTGTGAATCTTATCACGACTGGAATGCACTTAGAGAGACATTTAATATTAGATTAAGAGATGGTAATATGCAGTATACATTAGGTGATGCACTCAGAGGTTCTGGTGTCTCATTTAAAGTACTAGACGTAAGAAATAAAACTACAGGTACACAATTAGAACAAGTTCATAATGAATGGATTAATGACAGAATGTTCCCTACTTCTCAAGTACAGACTGGAGAGCCAACTAAATATGCTTTTAATGGAATATCACAAGCTGCAGTAGGTAGAGAACCTGATTTTAATATAGATTTCTATCCTGTTCCTGATGCAAGTGCATCTAATAATATCGTTGCAGTTAATATAGTAGGAGCACAGAATCCACTTACAGAAGCTAGTCAAATATTGAGGATACCTTCTCAACCAGTTATACTAGGTGCTTGGGCAAGAGCAATAGCTGAGAGAGGTGAAGATGGTGGTACACAGTACAGTGCTGTAGCTGCAGAGGCTAGAGATTCTCTACTACAAGCAGTTCAGTTAGATGCTGGAAACTTTGAGTACGAGAGAGACTGGTATGTTGTATAGTAAAGAACTAAGAGCATCAGTATTAGATACTATTGGTGTTAATGGTTTAGATACACAGACACATCCTACTGCTCTAGACCCTACTTATCTAACTAAAGCAGATAATATTGTCTATACTGAAGGTAACAGAATTACATTCAGAAAAGGGTTAAGACAGAAGACAGATGCAGTCGGTGGAGGTAATCATATAGGTTCTCTATACGAACATACACCTACAGATACTATATATGCTGCAGCTGGCTCATATATGTATGAGATTGATTTAACTGACCCAGATAATTCTTTTATCAATGGTTTTAATACTGGTGCTACTAATGACCACTGGCAGTTCTGTGAGATACAAGAAGGTTTAGTTGCAGTACAAGGTGGTGAAGCTCCTTTATTTTTAAGTGGTTCTACCTGGGGTTTATTGTCCTCTGAATCTAGTTATTCTGCTCCAGCTGGTGTTACTACATTTGACCCTAGTTGTGGTTTAGGTGCTTATGGTAGATTATGGGTAGGTGGAGTCAGTGAAGATAATACTGTTCTGTATTACTCACAGATTGAAGACCCGCCGTCATTCAACCAAGGCGATGCTGGATATATCGATTTAAAGTATGTCTGGGGTAATGATGAGATTGTAGCTATCCACAACTTCGGTGGTAAATTAGCTATTTTCGGTAAGAAAAATATCGCTATCTATAATAACCCAGCAGATGTAGCTAATATTTATCTAGACGAGGTAGTCAACGGTATCGGTGCAGTATTTAGAGATTCTATTCAATCTATCGGTAATGACATATATTTCTTGTCTGATACTGGTGTAAGGTCTCTTAAACGTTCTGCTACAGCTAATAGTGATAAGTTACCTCTACAAGAAGTATCTATAACTGTAAATGATGAGGTTATCTCACATACACAGAATAGTCAAGATGTTAGGTCCGTATATGTACTGAATGAAGGTCTATATTTATTGTCTTTTACAGACCTAAATGTGACTTACGTGTTTGATTTAACATTCCACACTCCTAGAGGTATTCCTAGAGTAACTAAATGGAACTTTGATGGAGACAGAGAACCAGTTAGTTTTGCCTATTCTAACACATATGGGTTGCTTTTTGGAGAAGAATCTGGTAACATATGTATATACGACGGATACTTTGAAGTTACCTACGATGGTACTGATTTTAATAATACTCCGTTCACAGGTTCTTTTTCTACGGCAGTTTTAGACTTAGGTGAGGGTTCAGTATCATCTATCCTTAAAAAACTCTCTATGGTCGTTTCTGGAGGTTCTGGAACAGATGTAGGTATTAAAGCATTTAAGGATTTTGAATTAGCTGCTTCTACACAACAGACATTTAAAGTTAATGCACCTTTAAGTGGTACTCCATATAAATGGGGTGAGTCTACATCTTTATTCGGTACAGCTAAATATGCACCTATTAGAGGACTAAAAGAAGTAAATATACCTTTAAGAGGTTCAGCTAAATATCTAAGATTTGAGATGGATGGTGTAACTAATGGTTATAGGACAGCATTACAATCAATAACATTATTTTATAAACAAGGGAAAATGTACTAATGTCAAATTATACTATACAAGTTGGTTGGTCAGGTAAGGATGCACTTCCAGATTCAGACCCAGGAAAAGTAATTTCAGGTGGTGATTTCAATACAGAGTTTGTTGCAGTAAGGACCGCAGTTAATTCTAAAGCAGACTTAAATGGTGATGCAGCAGAGAACTTTACTTGTAATGATTTAACTGTCAGTGGTGAGAATGCTACAGTAGACGGTCAGACTGTTACAACATTAGGTGCAGCTCAAACATTTACTAAAGCACACCCTACAGCTGCAAAAGATATTTCTATGACTGCAGACCAGACAGCTAATCTATTAGACTCAGATGTATTTGTAGTTACTATTAATAGTGATGGCTGGGAGTTAGGTGTATCTAACCAAATATCTGGTAATAAAGCAACATTCATAATAAAGAATACTGGTGCATACAGTATGTCATTATCTAGTAACTTTTATCTTCCAGGTGGTGCTACATATACTGCTACTTCAGGTTCTGGTGCTGTAGATGTACTTAATTGTGTATCTGATGGAACTTCTATGTTCTGTACTCTGGACCAAAACTTTTAATAGAGGAGACAACTAAATGCCTTTCTTTTCGTCTGACTTAGGTTTATCTCAAGAATTTGCAGACCCTAAAGTACAGAGAGTCTTTCAGCCTCAAATACCTACATCTATGTTTTCAGGTACTAGGAGTGTTAATCAACAAGACCCTTTGTCTCAGTTAGCGAGGGCTATTAGTGGTTCTAGTAGTGGTTACACTGGTGCTCAGTTCGGAGGACAGGGAGGTACTACACTTCCAGAAATAAGTCCAGGGATGCCTAGTTTTCCTATGCCAGGTATTCCACAGACACCTGCTCCTGTTATTGGTGACCCAAATTGGGATGGTAATTATACATTACCTTGGATGCCTTCTGCAGGACAAAATGGTGGTGATAGTGGTATTACAGATACTACAACTATCGATTCGTATCAATCACTACAAGACTACCTAAATGCTTCTCCTATGGAAAGAGGTGTTGCTACTGGTTTGTTGTCTATGATGGGTATACCTTTTGCAGGTTCTCTACAACAGTTAGGTTATGGTATTAATCCTTTATATGGAACTACAATAGGTGGTTTATTTGGACAGAATGTAGAAGGTAAACAGACTATAGATGGAGTTTATAAAGGTGCTACAGATTACTTCGGTAATCCTATCAGTGATGCTCAAGCAGCTACAGCTAGTGGTGGTATGTTCTCTGGTTTTGGTTCTCAATATGAGGCAGATGTAGCTGAGATGTATGGTGAGTTATCAGACGAAAGAATGACTGCTATTGAACAACAGTTTGCAGAATTAAATGGAACACAACCTGCTCCTGTTCCTACTACACAAGAATATGTAGTTGAAGATGACAGAGGAACAATTACAGAGACTGCTGGTGGATATACTTGGGATACTTCAGATTGGGGTTCAGTAGAAGAGGCACAAGAAGATACTGGTATAGGCACATCTGAATGGGATTCTAGTGCAGAAGGATTCAGTTGGGATGATAGTGGAGACAGTGGAGATTCTGGTGGTGGAGATTCTGGTGGTGGCTCATATATTGCCACTGCAGCTACACAGGCATTAGGTGAAAAGGGACTGAAAGTATTTGAAGATTGGAGAGACTATATGTTTACTGTCTTACCTACATTTACTGCATCTTTTGGTCGTTATAGAGCAACTGCACCTAAGATTGTATCTGAAATTGATAAGGAAGAAAACTCTAAGAACATCTATAGTTGGATTTGGGATATGCACCTTAAACCAATCTATGATTTAATTGTTGAAGATAAAGACAGTGAAAAAGCACTGAAGGACTATAAGGTAATGGTAAGAAAATTAAGTAATAAGTTTCTAGTTAAGGAGAAAGTATAATGGCTTGGGATTGGTTAGGTGAGGCTTGGGATTTAGTAACAGAAGTTGCAGAACCTGTAGGTAAGGTACTTGGTTTATATGATACTGTGAGTAATTATGGAACTACACCTGGAAGTGAACAAGCGAGAATGTTAGCAGAACAAGATGCAGTTTTTAATGAAGGAGGATGGAATGTAGGCGGTCTGTTTGGTCTAGGTAAAGACATCTATTCAGCTTATCAAGCAGGACAAATAGCAGAACAACAACTAGCACCTCTAGAAGCACAACAAAGATATTACGAGACAGTCTTACCACAGTTACAAGCATATTATGACCCAGAGACTGCTAGAAGAAGAATTAGACAAGAAGAAGAAAGACAGAGAGGTCTATTCGGTGATATTTGGTCTGAAGAAGATGCTAGGAGACAAGCATTAGCCGCTAGAAGAGGAATTACTGGTTCAAGTATATATGATACAGCTAGAGAGAAAACATTAGCTAAACGAGGAGATATACTAACAGGGATTAGACCTAGTGTTGAGTCAGCCTATTATGCTGGTCCTACTGGGATGTTAAGTGGTATTACTAATGTAGGTACTGCTATGGGACAACAACCAGCACTATCTTCTCAATATCAGAACTTATTGAGAGCTGCAGACCCGTTTGGGACATTATTAACAGAATACGCTAAGAGAGTATAATTATGGGAATGTTCGACCAAGAAGTACCACAAGAGTTAACTCCACTACAAGAGATTCAAATGGCTGCTGGGAGATTAGCAGAGAGAACTGCTCCTTTCCTTAAAGAGTCTATTGGTTATGAATCTCCAGAGAGGGAGATGAGAAGAGTTGCATCTGAGACTGATTTATCTAACAGTGATGCAGTACAGAAGACATTTAATTTCTTGATGTCTAAGAATCCACAAGCTGCTGCTAGTTGGTTAAAATCTGTTAAACCTACTATTGATTATCATATAGCTCAACAGTCAGCTAAAGCTAAGACAGCGGAAGCACCTAAGACTATTAGAGTTGGTGTTCCTAATGACCCAACTAAAGTAATGACTATGGAATTTGTGAATGGTAACTGGAGACCTATTCTTGACCCACTTACTAACAAGCCTTTAGTAGAAGATAAATATCAGAAACAAGCATTTGCAGGAAGTATTCCTCAAGGTTATCGTCTTAATGAAAAGAATGAACTGGAAGTTATTCCTGGAGGTCCTCAAGCCGCTGCTGCTGAAAAAGCAAAAGGTATGAAAGAAATAGCTGATTCTGATACTAAGACTAAAGCAGCTAGAGTCATAAATATTGGTCAAGATATTCGTAATATTATTAAGGAAGCAGATAAGGATAAAACTTCATTTATCTTTGGTCCTGTAGGTGTAGCACAAGGTTATATTCCTGGAACTAGAAGAGCAGACGTAGAAGCTGCAGTTAACTCTCTATATGCTAGAATTGGTTTTGATGAACTAGCAGCTATGAGAGCAGCATCTCCAACAGGTGGTGCATTAGGTCAGGTATCTGAACTTGAATTGAAACAGTTAAATGCTGCATTAGGTTCATTAGATTTAAGTCAATCTAGAGAACAATTCTTAAAGAATTTAAAGAGAGTAGAAACACAGTATCAAGCTATTATCAATAAGATTATTGAGACTGGTGATGGTACATATATGCCACCTAATTATAATCCCAATCCACTAGGAATTTAATATCTATGAAAACATTAGCAGAATTAAAGAATCTTTCTCCTGAGTATGCGAACATACCTAATGGTGAATTTGCATTCAGAGTATGGAACGCACAGAAAGAACAGCTCAACAGTTTAGAAGACACCTTACCTATGGGTATTTGGGCTGATGAATATAATCTTACTAATGAAGATTTTAAAGATATGGTAGAGTTCAGTGAGTCTGCAGGTTATGACCCTACAGATAGAACTTTTGCTAATGAATATGTTCCAGAAGATTCTCAAGGTCGTGCATTCTTACAAGGTCAAACATTTGGTTTTGGTGATGAGATTGTCGGTGCTTCAGCTGCTGGTCTAGAAAAATTAATTAGTGGTACAGATGAGTCTATAGAGGACCTATATGTTAAATATAGAGATAGAGAGAGGGAGAAAATGAAGCAATTCAGAAAAGCAGCTCCTGGTGAATCTCTAGCATATGAAGTAGGTGGAGCATTTGCATCTCCTCTAATGATGGCTAAAGGTCCTAAAGGATTAGAAGGACTATCTGCTGGTAAACAAGCATTCACTAAAAGTGCTATAGCTGGTGGTGTCTATGGAGCTGGTGCTTCAGAAGAAGAGAAATTGAGTAAGATAGCAGAGGATGCTGCTGGTTCTGCATTAACTTCAGGTATCTTTGGTCTTGGTCTACAGAAGACATTTACTGGTCTAGGGGAAAGAGTTAAATCTGCTTTTGATAAATCTATGAATAATCCTACAATACAGACTCTAAGAGATGCTAAGAATGCTGCTTACGATGCTGTAAATAAATCAGATATTAGATTTAATACTAAAGACTTTAGTACTTTATTTGATTCAGCTAGAAAGATTGCTGCTAATAATAACTATACTCAATTTAAAGATGAATCAGTTAAAGGTGCTCTTAATGTATTTAAATTGATGAAGTCAGAAGGTAAGTCTATGACTCTAGGTCAATTAGATAAAGTAAGACAGAATATCAGTGGTAGATACGCTAAGAATCCAGAACAGAAAGCACTATTAGATATGGTTAATGCTATCGATGATATTATCGCTCAGAAAGCATCACAGAATCCTCTAATGGAGGCAGCTAGAATTGCGAACTCTAGATTTAAGAAAGCAGAAAAGATTGATGAAGCATTCTATAAAGTAGGTATCAGTAAACTAAATAAACCAGAGGCTAATGAAGTAACTATGTATAAAGATGCTGTTATTGGTCTACTGAAAGATAAGAAGGCTATGCGTTTCTTCTCTGAGGAAGAGAGAAAACATATGGAACAGTTTGTTAGAGGTAATATACCAGACAGAGTACTACAGAGACTTTCTAGTATGTCTCCTTCATCTAATAAATTATTAACTGCATTAGCATTCGCTGGGTCTTACTTCCATCCTTTATTCTTAGTTCCTACTGGATTAGGTATGATGGCTAAGACTATAGGTGACAGAAAGATAAAGACACAAGCACAAGATTTAATTAAACAGATGGGAGGTATAGCTAAACCACTATCTAAAAATATTCCAGGATTATCAGCGGTTTCTGCTCCTGCAGCAACTCAAATGGTAGTTGAAGGACCATAATAACAAGGAGATTAAAATGGCAGATGCAACAGGCTTTATGTTAGGTGAGATGGAGAAACAATTACCTCCAGAAATAGTAGAATTAGCTAAGGCTATGACACCAGAACAAAAGATGGATTTCTATAGTAACTTTATGAAAGTTATGCAGACTAGTAAAGAAGGACAGATGGGTCTAAATATGATTGGTGATGTAACTAAAGGTATGGGTAATCTTTTAGATACTACTACTAAAGGTATGAAAGAAATGAGAGGTCTGTTTACAGGAGAATAGTATGGGAATGTTTGGAGATGCTGGACAAGCAATAGATAGTTTTTTCGATAATCTTTTTACTTCAGAACCACAAGAATGGGAAAGACAAGGATTTAATAGTTACAAAGAATATTGGTTATATCAAAAACCAGATAAGTCTCAGTTTACTTCACCTATATTTCCTGGTGGTTTTGACGAAGATGGTTATGACCAAGCTTATTCTGAATGGCTGAAGATGAGTCCTGATTGGAGTATGAGCGGCGAATAATTAATGACTAGTCTTTTTCTCTAAGGTTACCATAGCATCATCGATGTGTAAGTAACCTACTTCTTTGTCTATCCATTCCTTCCAAGAAAAGTCTGTTTGAGCTGGAAGTTTTCTAGTCTCCCAGCCAAAATCATAATCATCATATTCTTCCATCCCTACAGGGTCGAATAGATATAACATATCGCCATTCTCTGATGGCATAGTAACTACATACATAAACTCAAAACCGTTATCTTTGGCATATTTCTTATTCCATTCGTATTTAGGTCTTTCGATTATCGTATCATCATAGTGTTTTTTACGACACTTTATCTCTAACATTATTCCATTGTCAGCATCAAAAGCATCGTAGCGTGAGAATTTCTCATCCATAAGAACAAAGTTATAATGTCCTACATTTAATAATTTTATTACGTCTTCTTCAGTCATTATTTTTGTCCTTCTTAGGTCTATCCTCACTGGCATAGTTCCATAATTCATATTGATAGTGGTCACCAGTGTTACCATTCTGACCTATAACATCCATACGTTCCTCATTCCACTCACCTTCTACTTTACTATTCTTTAGTTTTTCGTAATAGTTTTCGACAGCAAGTTCTTTAAGTCTTTTAATGATTGTTTCGTATTTCTGTTCTGCTTCGATTCGTTTCTTTTTCTCTTCTTCATACTTCCTAACCCAAGAGAGAGATGATTCTTTTTGAAGTTCACTCCACGAATCCACTATTGATACCTCTTAAACCA